AGTAATCCCTATCTCATCTTCAAATGCCAGCAATCGCACGGCTTGGAGTTGAGATGTGTTCTGTTGCAAATGGCATTCATATTCGCTAAGCAAAAAACTATCTTTCTCTACCTTAATACCAATATCACGATCTTTGAAAACGATCTCGACATCAATAAAGGTGAATGCGTCCTCAAGGGCGTTTCCTCGCCTGATGTTGTTAATTAAGACGTGATCGACAAAATAGTCAAAAGGCTTAACGTGCAGCATTGCGAGGCGTTCGTAAAATAGGCTTTTTAAACGTTGTTGGCATTCGATCACGTTGTCGAGTTGAATATCTACGCCGTAAACGCTCGCTAGTGCTTGATACATATTCAGCACTTTGTAATAAGGGTGCTTTGGACCTACGAGGATTTTACATAGCTTGCGGTTGAGTATGTCATATAAAAAATTCCCCGTGCCACAGCTGGGTTCGAGGATTTTCTTTTCAGGCTCAAAGCTCTCTTCGGGTAAAAGTGCGGTCATTTTTTGCACCAGTTTTTGAGGTGTGTACACCTCGCCAAACGCTCTTACCCTCGCCTTGGATTTGATGAGTTTTTGCATTGAGGTTTTCCTAAGATTATACTGGGAATTTAAAAAACAAAAGCCAATGTGTGTTATTGGCTTTACCTGATTTATGCCCAATTAGCGGTTGATGTCCGATAGCTTTAATAATTTCACTGACTGTGATTTGCGTTTCATTCCACTTGAAAACGAGCGTGCCGCAGCCATCAAGCACACGCATACATTCATCAAAACCTTTTTTGAGCTGTGTTTGCCAGTCTTTGTTTAGACGGCCATACTTTTTCACGAGCCAGCTACTATCACCACCTGCCTTTAAATGTGGTGGGTCAAAGATGACAAGTTTGAATGATTTATCGGGGTAGGGCATATCGGTGAAATCGTGGATAACGTCAGGATTTATCTCAAGTTTGCGGAGCTTATCCCTATCTTTCATTGTGGTTTCAAGCCGTCTATTATCGGCAAACAACACATTCGGATTTTGCTTGTCGAACCAAAACATACGGCTACCACAACAGGCATCTAAAATGGGTTTTTGCATAATTTATTCCAATAAAAAAGCCTAACTTGCTAGGTTAGGCTAGTGATAAATATGTTGGTAATTGAGTTAAGATTTTGGTTCATCAGGTAATGGTTGCCAATGTGCATATTCTTCTTCTAATAAACCTAATATTTCTTTCCACATTTCTCTGAAGGTAACCTCTCCGCGATTATCACAGTAGTCTTGAATATCTTTTATCAAGATATTTAGTGTGTTTTTTGATAATTTCTTATAATGATTTTTTATGAAAGAACAGACATCATTTACTGCATAAGTGCTTCTTCCTAGTGCATATCTTTCTGCATAAACCACTAAATCATTAAGTTCATATCTTGCGATTTCTACTTTCATTTTATAAATCCTGTTATTTGACGAAAACACCGTTAATCATTATGATAATAAAAAGCCACTTGTTACAGTGGCTTGTTATGCTTTTGGTGGCTGGGGTACTGGTATCCAATATTCAGCAGAAGTAATAAATTCTGTCTCATCATTTGGATCATAGATAAGCAGTAATTTGTATGGTTTGCCTTCGTCATTGATAAAGTCATAGTCAATTGCTTTAACTAAACCTAATCCCGCTCCATTCTCTATTGAATAATATAAAACTTCTGAACCAATATCGGGCTGTTTTTCATTCGCACTAATCCACTCACTCATTTTTTACCTCTACTTTATAATTTAGCAATGCTTTAGCCATTGCTTCTGCCCCTTCTTGAGTTTCAAAGACTAGATTGTTTTTAATTAGGTGGTAATCAATAGCATTATCTATATAAAAGCTACTTATATTAATTAAATTAGGTGTAACTAATGTTACGTAATAATACTTTGCACCATTTATCCACGTTTCTTCTGTTACTGGTTCAGGCACTTCGATACCATTAATAAAACGTTTAGGTTTAGGTTTAGGTTCTTCCCACATTCCGACAATATCTAACTCGTTTTCTTTGCATTTGGCGAACTCGCCTTTAAGTGTCCAACTGTGTTCTCCGATACTAATACTTCTGTCACGAAATCTTTTCCATTCTACGAAGCCCCGTAATGGGTAATTCGTACTATATTCATCACCGAGAACGTATTTAATATACGCTTTTCTTCCGTTACTCAATCTAACTGGCTCACCCGCTAAGGCTTTTTCTAAATTAAATGGTTTCATTTTAATTTTCCTTACAAAAATAACCAACCTACTAGCACACCTAGACCGAAAACAACAACTGCTATAAAAATAAGTATTGTTAGTATTGCTGTACCAAAATCGTTTAAATACATAATTAAACTTCCTTTGAAAATTGATATAAGTTAGTAATTGACACTCGTTTGTTATAAGATTCACTTTCTAGATTATCAGTAATAAATACATCACCTAACCGTGAAACATTAATAAATTTATGTTTAATCCCGTTATACATACAATATAAAGGGAATTGTTTAACATACTCCTCAATGTCAAAACTTAAGGTGGCGGGAACATCGTGCATTGACATAATCCAACGTGCATAATTAATATCTCCTGGCTCTTTTAGTAGGGGACAATCTTCCGAGACAAAACGCAAGCCGTGATAAATAAAGTCTCGTACGTGTAAAGTTTCTTTAATTTCCATAATCAATCCTCCACTGGCACAATCAATAAATTTTTAGGGCTAATATCACGATATTTAATTTGATATGCGTGTACTTGTTTTATTTCATCAAGTGGCAAACCATATCTTGTTTCTCGGACTATATCCCAGCCAGAGGATTTGGAATATTCTAAAAGAATGTATTTCCCTTTTTGTGGATTTATATATTCTATTTCTGTCATTATTTATTCCCCTTGCTATTTTCTTTTACGTTTAAAGTGCGGTCGTTTTTGTGCTTGTTTTCTTAATTCAAGAATATCGATTCTTTGATTTTCGATAATTTTTTGCAAGCCGAGCATTTGTTTAGTTTGCTTGCTGATTGCGTCTTCTAATACAGCAATTTGTTTGGCATAAGCATTAATTTCAGCTTTTAATATTTTTGCTGCCAAGCGTTTTATAATGTTCATACTCTTTCCTTTTCTCCACCAAATTCATTGAGCAATCTCTTAGTTAATTCTGAAATGGTTGCAGCCATTAATAAAAAATCCGCGTCAAAGCATTGAGCAATATCTTCTTTGGCAATGTCATCATTTTTCTCTTTGATTTCATCAGCAAATTTAAGGCGTTTGAGTGTGCCATCATCACAAAGTACAAAACTTAAATTCCCTTCCCATTCTAGAGCGATTTTTGTTACCACTTTTCCCGCCTCAAGTAATGAGTAAATTTCGTTGCTATCTAAATCTTGTCGCTTAAATTTAGCTATGCCATCTTCTTTTAACCCCGTCAATTCGGCTTCTTCCAGCACGGTTAGCCAATCAGGTGCTTCATTTACCCAGTTTGTCATAACTAGCGATGCGTCATTTGCAAAGGCGAGTGGAATAACTGGCAATGAGCCTAGGGATTTACGTAGTAACGCTAATGCATCTTCGGCTCGTTTAGCGGAAGCCGCGTCCACATAAATCAACTGGTTTTGCGTATCAATCCAAAGTGCGGTGTAGGTGCTACGGGTAAAGGCTTGAGGCAAAAGAGAGGCAACCACATCATCTTTAATAGACAGCCTTTCGACTTTTTTGAGTTTACGCCCTTCTTTTTCTTCTAACGCTTTTACTCGGTTAGTTAGCTCTTTGGTTACGACATAATTTGGCAAGATTTTTTCTTCTCGCTGGGCCACAAGTAGGATTTGCCCATTTGCCTCAAAGCAGAGCTGTTCACTCGTGCTAAGTGGTGCAATCCAGCCAAATTTACTTGCCTCACTACTACCGCAAGGCGTAAATTCACAGGCCTCAAGTTGGCTTGAGAGGTTGGAAAAATCCATCGCTTTTGTTAAGCGGTAAATCATTGCATTTTTAAACCAAAACATTTTCTTTTCTCCAATAAAAAACCGCTATTTAGCGGTTAAATTTTATGAATTTTTAATGATCATTCACTGCAACCACCAAAGAACTGATCAAATATTAATTTGTTAGGCATATTGGTAACCTTACCCGCTTCATCAATATGTAAATCAATATAATCGCCATAATCATTAGGTAAACAATCAGGAATATAATCATTAATCAGTGAGCTAATAACATTTTTATTTTCATCTAGTAAATAATATTCTCCCTCATCACAGATTTTCATATTCATTTTTGCGGGATGGTTTTCTGGCCAGTTTTCAATTTTAGATGCATCTAAATCAATTATTCCGCACCATTGATCACCATCGCGCAACGGAAAATTATAAGGGATATCTTCGTCGTCATATCTAACAGGGATTACTAGTTTTATATATTTGATATTAACTTGTTTTGTTGTTGGTATTTCGATAATCATATGTTTTCTCCTCCTAAGTCTGGATGAATATGTTGAGCAAAAGGCAGACTTACTGCCGAAGTTGGCTCAAATTGCTTGCCCGTTGCTAATTGAGCGTAGCCGATAATGTCGTCCCAGTGGTCGGGGAAGTTTTCATCACCGTTGCAAATTCGGGTAAGTTTGGCGGCAATCATTGTGGCGGCGTAGGCTTTGACTTTGTTGCGTTCAAAAAGCTGGCTGTCAATAATCGGTTTCATCAGGTGATAAAAGGTTTCTGCACCGCTGATAAAATCGCCGTGCGTTTTTGCTCGTTCGTTGAGTAGGTCTGTGTTCATTGTTACCTCGTAAAAAAGCCCTCAACTGAGGGCATTTGTCTAAAAAATTGTCTAGATTTTGTCTAGAATTGTCTAAATTAGACAACTTAGAACGGAATATCATCATCTAGCTCATCACCATTATTCTGCGCTGGTGGCGTGTAGTTGCCGTTTTTAGCGTTGGCATAAGCATTGGATTTTGTTGATTGCGTTTGACGTGGTGGTGCGTTTGTTTGCGCACCTTGTCCATCTTGGCGACTGTCTAGCATTTGCAATACATCGCCTTGAATTTCGGTGGTGTAACGCTCAATGCCTTGTTGATCTTGCCATTTTCTGGTTCTGATACGACCTTCCACATAAACTTTTGAGCCTTTTTTGAGGTATTGCCCTGCAATTTCCGCTAACCGCCGATAAAGTACAATTCTGTGCCATTCGGTGAGTTCTCGCCGTTCGCCTGTTTGTTTATCCGTCCAGCTTTCTGATGTCGCCACGCTGATTGTTGCAACCTGATCGCCATTTTGCATTGTGCGGATTTCTGGATCGTTGCCTAAATTGCCGACGATGATGGCTTTGTTTATGCCTGCCATTGGTTTTCTCCTTTAAGTGCCTTAAGTGCGGTCAAAAATTCGGGAATATGGTAATCAAACGCTTCCATCAATGCTTGATTTCGTTCTACCGTGAATAAATAAAGCGGCTGCTTTTGATATTCGGGGCAGTAGCTGACGAAATCCCACGTTTCATAGCCTGTTACCCACAGATTCGCTTGCACTTGGATAACATATTCAAGCGGTATGCCCCCTTCAATAATGTAAGTAATGTGTGTGCTCATTTTCGGGCATTTAATTTCTAACCCTTTTTTCAGTTCGGGAATGAGTCCATCAGGGCTAACCATTACTTCTCGTTTCTCATCAAGGACACGCCGCCGACTTGCTGTACTTTGTTGCCAGTCAAGAACTCATAAGCACCGCGTGCAAGCGGTTCAAGCTGGTTGCCACGCTCCATATAATCAGATTTATAACGGCTATCAGGTAAACCTAAAATGCTTTCTTCGACCAACTCGGCAAGGTATTTTATATAGGTAGCGGATCTATCACCGCTTATTCGAACGATATTTTTGAACCCCGTACCGGTAGGAATGCCTAACCGTGCGGTTAGCCATTCTTCCGAACCTTGTTCACAATCAAGGGTGATCAAACCGTCTATCATAGTGGAACTTCCTCGCTCGCCTTGTTGTTGTCATTTTGTGCAGATTCATCTAATCGCCCGTTAAGGGTCTTGATAAAATGCTCCGCTTTCGCTTTTGACAACTGCTCAATACTTTGCACACTGTAGTAGGCAAAGGCTTTTTCAGTGTCAGTGTTCGTGAGCTGAATAAGCTGATTGAGGGTGTCGATTTGTTCAGATGTGGCTAATTCGACTGCTTGCCCTTCAATCACATTCGGTTTTGGCGTTACATTTAACGGTTCTTTTTGATTTTCTACAATGCGTTCAGCTTCGTCTTGGTCATAAATACCAGTAAAGCCAAAAGCTAACCTTGCACATTGGATCATCGCTTTGTGGCGTAACATTCGTTTTGGGTGCGATTTCCACGGTTGCGTGTTGCGGCTACATTCGATCATATATTCCGTAACTGTTGTTGGGCGAGTGCGGTCTTTGCGGTAGATATTACAGGTGCAACTGTTATCATCATTAAAGGTAAATTCAATACCGTCAAATTGTGGGTGGTCGTTCATAATGCGAGACCAACCATCCACGCCGACAATCGGCACAATGCCACCGTTATTTGGGAATGCGTAGATTTCATTTGTCCAAGGGTTTAAGCCGTGTTGGTTAGCAACAACCAGTAGGGCGGTCATTTGGTCGGGGCTTACATTTTGCCCACGAAAGGCAGTTGCCATTAGGGTTTGTGGTAGATTTTCGCTACTGCCCATTTCAAAGCGTTCAGCGAGTTTATTTGTTAAGGTTTGAAGTGCTGTTGTCATCGTATAATCCTTATTGTTTAACAATCGTTGCAGTAATTCCCAACGCTTTCACTGGAGCGAAATATTCTCTTAATTGTTCAAGCGTTCCTGTAAATGGGATTTCTTGAGCTGGGATTTTGAGAATAAATTGCGTTGCCGTTGCTGCCGTTTCTTGTGTTGGCGTTTGCGGTTCAATATGCGCCGTGTTTTCATTGGTTTCTGTTTTCTCGTTGGTTTGTAATGCGTTAAGGTTTGCTTTCGCTTCTGCGCGAGCTTTTGCCTCTTGCTCCGCTTTGGCTTTGATTTTCGCTTCACGTTTTTCTTCATCAGCAATGCGTGCTTGAATGATAGGTTCAAGGTCGTCATCACCAGTAATCAGGTTGAGCCAATCCTTAAAGAGATACTCATAAGAGATAGGGATTAGCTTGCGGCGCGCTGAAAGGCGTGCGGCTTCTGCTGCAATTTCTGCCCCGATAAGGGTTTCTTCGGCATTTACAGCTTTCGTGAGAGTAGCAAGGGTGCTACGGCGTTTGGTTGCTTCGTCTAAGCGTTTTTTAATCGTGGCTTTTGAGATAACCTGTTCAAGTGCAATGCACACATCATTTTCAAAGCCTGATTTAATGACGGCAAGTCGCTCAAATGCGTCATTAACAATGCTCGCTTTGATTTCCGCTTCTTTGGTTTTCACCAGCTTTTCACGCTCTAAACGAGCTTGGCGGAAACGTTCTGCCATCGCTTGAGCCTGTTCAATAAGCTGTTTAATTTCGCCATTTTGAGCATTGGCAATGGCTTCTTTAGTGCGTTTTTCTAGCTCGGTTAAATCTTTAATGTCTTGCTTTGCTTGGGCGAAGTCGTCATCCGTTTCAAATCTGTTGCTAAGCCCGGCAAGATAGTTTTCGGCTTGTTGTTGGAAGGTGGAAATGTTGGTTGAAAGCACTTTGCTTTCGGTGGATAAAATTAAATTGAATTCCATTATTAAATCCTCTGAATGATTTTTTTGCTTGGCTAATTTCTCGATGGTTTGTTGTCGGTAGGGGAGGTAATCCGCTCCGCTTCCTACGGCAAGCCAAAATAAATCGTTGTCGCACAGGGTTTGGGTGAACTCGTCAAAGAGCGTTTCATCGCCCTTTCTGATTTGCTCGTCAATGCGTTGGATTTCTGCTTGTAACCGTTCTTCAAAGCCATCTTCAGCGTAATGGGCTTCTAACAATCGTTCGCTTTGGCGATCGTAGGCTTGTGCGATTTGTAGGTAATTCATTGTTCCTCTCCTGTGCTTGTGTCGCCTTGACCATATCCGCAAGCATTGCGAACATTTCAGGTTCAAGCGTGATGGTTTGGGCGTTGGCTTTGCGGTCAAGCATTAGCCGTACTTTGCCGTTTTTGTCCACGAGATAACCATTCAAGCCATAAGGCGTAAACGGCTTGCGTGGCGTGACTTTTTTACGTTGGGTTTTAATCGTTACGGTTTGGATTTCTTGTGGGCTTTCGGTGTTCATTGTGGCTTCCTTTGTCTGTGTGGGTTCTTCTTTTCGCATTGGAATAACGGGCAACTCAGGCGTATTTTTGGGCTTTGGTGTGGCAGTTCGCCATTTATCATCAGGTATTGCGGGCAGAATAACTTGATAAGGAGAAGTTTTTTCAAGGTCGAAGTTTGGAATAACCGTTGAGGTTTTCACCGCTCCTGAATGTTGTAAGTTGTAGCTATCAATAATTTTATTTAGACGGTTGATTGCCACTTTTTGATTCACCATTTTTAATGTGGCTTTCCATAATTTGTCATTAATCCAACATTCACCGTGCCAATAAAATGAAACAGGGTCTTGAATGAGTTTGTAAAGATACTTGCGTTTTTTACTTGCCATTGTCTAACGCCTCCTGCAAAAGTGCGGTGTAATTTTTGAGGTATTTTTCAGCCTCAACGGTTAAATTGGGCTGTAAGTCGCCTTGTTCTTGTTGCCACTCAAGGTTGGCTTGGCGTTCCATTTCGGCGAGTTGTTCAGTGCTGAAACCTTGCATTGCGTAGTAATCTTCCGCTGTTTGTGCGTAGGCTTCGGCAAGGCTAAGCACAACGATAGTGGCAACAAGAAAGAGTAGGGTTTGTATTGTGTGTTTGATAAGGTCGTGCATTTTTTGTTTCCTCTGTGCAGGCTAAACTTCAACAAATCCACTATAGGGATAGAGGGAATAAACGGGCTGAATGCCTCTTGCTTTGAGTTTGCTTTCAAGGGTTGAAATTAAAAACAGAGGTGCATCAACCAACACATAATCGGCATTAAGTTGTGCCGCCATTGTGGTTAGATAGGCGGCACGCTCTTCAATCAATGCTTTGCTCGGCTGGCTGAAGAAGGTTAATGCTCGGTTGAATTGATGGCGTAACGCTGGATCGACATCAATAACACCAGCAGATTTTTGCTCTGGTGTTGCTTCTTTTGCGGTTAAATTAATAAAAATTTTCATTTTTTTGTACCTATAAAAAAGCCCACCTGTTACAGTGGGCAAACTTAGGAGTATTTATGTCTGCACGGGTTTAACGCCTTCCGTGTGGGCGTATTATTCACCTAATCTGGATTTAGCCACTTCGATCAAGAGTTGATATTCTCTTTTCGTTTTTTCATCGTGAACTTCCGCGGATTTTTTCAAAAACTCCTCAACAGAGCCACTAAAACATCCTCTAGTAGCCCACAATACTCCTTGCTTAGTTTTAAATACGGTTAATGTTCCGTACTCCGTACCAACATTCGAAAACCATACAATATCAGATCTCTCGGACACTTTGGCATCACCGCACACCACGGCATTACCGTACACCTTGGCATCACCGCACACCACGGCATTACCGTACACCACGGCATCACCGCACACCACGGCATTACCGTACACCTTGGCATTACCGTACACCACGGCATCGCCATACACCTTGGCATTACCGTACACCTCGGCATCACCGGACACCACGGCATCACCGGACACCACGGCATCACCGTACACCACGGCATCGCCGTACACCTTGGCATCACCGTACACCCAGGCATTACCACTCTGATCTAAGTTTGACTCTTTCTCGACATATCCACCCAAATCACCAGCACTAACGCCGATTGATGCGATTGCTACTAAAGCTTTTATGCGATAGAGTTTAATTTTAGTTACAAATCCGATCTCGATATATTCATCGGTTAATTCATATTTTTTCACTGAGTTTCTCCTATTTCTCATCTCATTCAGAACCACACTCAAAGCCACGAGGAAAAAAGACTAAAAACGAGTGGCTAAGAATGCGGTTTTGAATGGGCGACTGTGATTATTTAGGCTTGCCACAGTCAGCAAGAGACACGCCTTGTCATTCGGCTCACGCTGTAAATCGTTTCGTGCAGTCTTGTAGCAGACTGTTATCACCTCTGAAAATCCCCGTTAATCTGACTAAATTAATGGTTAATCAGGCTTTTGCTACGCGGTTGCCTGAAACCGCACCTTACGGTCGGTTTAACCTGCTAGAAAGCTGTCTCTCCAAGCTGTCACGCCCTTATAGCCGCGTTTGCTAGATTATTTTTTCGTTAATTCCGCTTTGGTAGTTACCTCGCCCTTGCTTCAACATTCCTTTCAACCTCACTACGAGTCATCGGTTCGGTCAAAAATAATCAAAAAGTCCTACTGTTCTTTTCGGCTACTCCCTTGCACCTTATTATGTGCGACCAGCTTTCACCTAAACACCTTGTCGGATTATGTCTGTTTCCCCTATTGGGCATAATGCTGTTGTAGCGGTGGGGCTATAGGGTCTTCCACGCTTTGACTAACTACTCACCATCAGGCGACAAGGTGTTTTATCTAAATTGTTAAAGAGCATCATCACCAAGATGAAATATTGAATTAGCTAAATTTATGTAGTAGCTTTAAAAGCAACCTTGCAATGCGTGATTGTGGCTTGACTGGAACATATATTGAACAGTAAAGTTCACCATCAATAGTTGCTTGGGACATTGCTTTGACTTTTTCTTGTGCCTCTTCAAGCGAGTTGGCGTAGACATCTGAACACCACTTCTTTCCTTTGAAGAAATAAGAAATTGCGTAGCGTTTCATTTCGTTTTGCATAAGGAGTTACCTCTATGTATTTTGAAATTTTCAAAGGTGTTAATGGTCAGTGGTATTGGCGACTAAAAGCCGCCAATCACGAACCTATAGCTCAAAGTGAAGGTTATACGACCAAACAAAACTGCTTACATTGTATCGGTCTTGTTATGGACACTAACCGACAAACACCTGTTCGCGAAGTTTAATTATCCAAGCCCTGTTACCGCAGGGCTTTTTATTTCATCTTGATTGTTAAAGAGCATTAAACGTTGTTTCGTTTTGATGGGTGTATTATGTACCATTGGTTCATATATGTAAAGAACTTTTTGTTCATCTCATAAAAAGAAAAGTACCAAAAGTACACATATTGTTGATTTTTAAAGAAAAATATTTTCAAAAAATTTGTTTGATTGCTTGTTTTTTG